CTTTGAGTTCATCAGCGGTAGTTGCAGAATCCATTGATATCTGTAAGTCTGCATCTGCTGCACGAATAGCAGCACGACTTGCCTCCGCTGCTACTGCTTCGCTAGGTATTGTTGCTTTGATGTCTAATGGGGCGAAAGATGCATTGCGTACGCTTCTACGTACATCATGTGCAATAACCTTTGCCTTGTTCATATCTATTGTAATCATTTTGGAAACTCCAGTTTAATTGCAGCGATGGCATCTTGCCAAGTTGTCGTTGAGTTCATAAGATCGTCATAACGCATCTCATCTTGATTCAGTAAGTCATACTTGGCTTTGCGTAAACGCGAATACTCTAAGGAGTCATAGACAGCTTGAAGTCGTATTACTTCTGCGTCAATTGCTTCAGGTGTTGGCTCGTCTTGGAGTTCGTCCAACCACTCAAGCTCATTACCGCGTAGTACCCATTCTGCTAACGGGCGTAGGCTTTGGATGGCATCTGCTTTATCTATCATCCTGCTATCTCCGTTGCAATCAGTGTGGTGCGATAAAGTGAATTTGCGTTAATTTTTACAAGTGTTGCGCTATAACCACGCGCCTGTACCTTGTAAGTAATTGCCGCAGTGCTGGCTGGAGAATCAATCTCTATATTACTTGTGCTAAGATGGTGTACTGTGTGGCTAGCATAAGTTGCATACCCAGCCCCAGCCGTAAAAAGAGGTGTTGTGTCACGTAAAAACCTAAATGAAATTCCGGTAGAGGCGACATCTAAAAGAAAGTTTTGAATCGCATATTCCAGTTTTACTTTACTTGCTGTGGAAGCAAGAGTAATCGAGACTGATAACCCGATGTCTACCCAACTTGTTGTTGCTATGGCAACGTATGTGTCATTTGTGGCAGAAACAACATTAGATGGAAGCGAGCTGTCCCAATTATCATTGCCTCGTATCGTTGTAGCCATTAGTCACCCACCCCATCGGTCAACTCAGCCTCATCTACCGTCCATGCGTTTCTGAATGTTCTGTCGCTTGGCACATATGAGTCCTCTACAATCTTAAACTTGAGTCCTGTAGGCACGTCTTTCAGTGCTGTCTCCATATCGCTAAGTGGACAATTAGGGGCTGGTGTAACTACTGAAACTGTACCTTCTGGTGTTTGATAGATTATTTTCATTTGTTTGTTCCTTAATTTGCGAATACGACGAGCGAAACGAGCGTAGCGTCAACCGTAGTGCTATTTTCTGCGTGATATACATGGACGTAAGCTGTTGACGTACCAAGAATAGCAGTCTCTGTACCTATCCAGTTAAGTACTGCATTGCCAGTTATTAATGCGACATAAGTTGCGCTAGGCATTGGATTTGTAAAATTGACAAGTTGATTACCAGCGGCGGTATCAGTAATACTACTAAAGCCGTAAACATCACCCGTACCATTTAGTGTCCCTGTGCTTACAGTCGCCATATTCCATGTTATAAATGCCTTAGCCATGCGCTTATCTAACGCTGGAATACTAGGCGCAGTTGTTGATGTACCATCGGCTGCTAGGAGGGTATTTGCTTTAATTGTACTCATGTTACTGACCTCCGAAGATGTGAACACATAATGATGAAACATCTAGTGCAGCCTTTTGGTTACTAAAGCCAGTAGGGTACACAGATTGAACGGCAATATGGTCAGCGGTAGACGCAGATGTAACTTCACGAGCCATTGTGCTATTGGTTGTTACCGTAGAACAGTAGTTTGTGGTTGCCATTGCAGTAACAAAGGTAGCGCGGTAGTAACCCGTACCTAAATCCGTAATGCTTGAAACATTCTCAGAATCACTAATAGCTATTGTTCCTGTGCCATTTAGCCTAACCCACGCGGTACATATTAACTTCTGCCCTTTAACCGTTGGAATTCCACCAGATGCATTCTGTAAATCATTTGCTTTAATTGTACTCATACGATTGTCCAAGTTGAGCCAGTAGGCACTGTTACTGTTACGCCTGAGTTGACCGTAATTGCCCCTGCGGTCATAGCATTCTTATTCGTTGTGATGGTGTAGTCAGTAGCTACGGTAGTTGGGTTTTCCCAAAAGACCCCACCTTGTACTCCAACCGCTGCATCTTTAGCGTCAATCTGAGCTTGTGTATATGTATCTGCTACAACGAATGTAGTGAATGCAATAATGCGTACAATCTTGCCAACTATCGCACCATCAGCTAATACAATACTTGTGCCATTAGTTGCAGTAAAATCACTAAAGGCTAAATCTAAACCGCCATAAGTTACTAATGTATTTCCTGCGGTATAACTAAGCGTCTGACCGTTTAGGTCTGCACCTGAAAAAGTTGTCTGTCCTGCTGTAGCTATGTACTCATAAGTAAACTTTGAAACCTCACCACCGCCAGCAATTGAACCCCATTCAGTCCCGTTATAGCCTTCAAAAGTTTCATCAGTTGAATTAAATCTAAATAAGCCAGCAGCGCCAGTAGGTCTTTGCGCTGTAGTTCCAACAGGTATTTCTGCTGCTCCTGTAGCACCACCACTAATACCCAATAAACCAAGATTAGCTTCTGCCATCGTGCCGATTGTTACCCAAGCATTATTAGCAGCATTTCTTTGCTTCAATAAACCAGAATTAGTATCAGCCCAAAATTGATATGCATAAATCGTTGCTGGCTCAGTAGCAGAGCTATTATTGCTAACTATAGCAGCAGCCATTGAGTTTAAATCTGCAAGAAATAATAATCCTGTTTGATCTGCGATCGTATAATCATGTTGTGACATTTAATAACCCCTTGCTATGTAGTCGAAAGTACGGCTAATTGCAAAACTGTTTATATTTAGAAACGTTTGCCAGCTTGTACAGTATGTCACGATATTACTGTTTATGAATAACATTTATCACCTTCCCGATATTTCACGAGCTTCAACTTCATATGGGTTGTTCTCATAGCCATACTTCCATTGGTAATAGAAATATTTAATGTAGAATCCAATCAACCAACCATCTTGCTGTTGGCGTATGTGTACCATCTCATGTGCCAGTAGACCTTTATCGTGAGGATTAACCATGAAGATAAAAGGCCAGATAGTTAGACCCGTGTAGTTGCCGTGTAGTTTTGGTACTTTAATGATGAATGGTTTCATTGTGTTAATCAACATATTGAATTGTTATGTAACCACGGTTAATTGATGTTGAATTCCACAGAGAACTATAGAAGTAGCCGCCAGTCTGCCTACTTAGTATTACGTCAGTGAGGTAGACATTGATAACAGAAGCTCCAGTAGCAGAAGCTCCCGTACTAGCACCATAATTAGCTAAAAAGTTGGTTATGTGATTACCGTTATCTTGATATATCATGCAGTCAACCTGACGTATCTTTGAAAATGTTAGGCCATGTGCTACCGTAAGACTAGATGCTCCATTACGCATATCCCAAGCACCAATATTTATAATCTTAGTATTAATGGTTTCATTCAACTTAGTGTGATCTGCATCGGTAAACACATTGGAATCTGTGGCTGCCTCAACTGCGGCGCGTATTTGAGCATCGGTTTGATCGGTGGTAGCCCCAGCTTCGATACCCGATAATTTAGAAACAGCCGTATCTAATGCGCCACCATCTACAGCTACATCACGACCATCAAAAGTGCTGTTGGTAGTAATAGCACCTGTCATAGCTCCACCACTAAGGCTCAATAATCCTAAGTTAGTCTGCGCCATTGTCCCGATAGTTACCCAGCCATTATTAGCAGCGTTCCTCTGTTTTAATAAGCCAGAATTTGTATCAGCCCACCATTGATAAGCATACATTGTAGCTGGCTCAGTTGCAGAGCTGTTATTTGATACTATTGCCGACAAGGTATCATTTAAATCTGCTCGAAATAGATTTCCAGCTTGATTTGCAATTATATAGTCTGCTTGTGCCATTTTTAATAACCTTTTGTAATGTGGTCAAATGTTCTATTGACAGCCGTACCACCTGAATTTTTAAATACTATATCAAAACCAGCGGTGTTTTTGTTTGATAATTCATAAAAGTCTCCTGCTTCCATATTTTGTGCAGTTATTGCTAAAGCTGGTGCGACTCTAAAAGTAAACGGGTATGATACTGATTTAGTTCCTGCACCACTTACAATATCTTCACCGCTCGCTATCCTGTCTGGCATATCAATAGTAACAAGCAAAGAACCAACACTTATATTATGCGTTTCATAAAAACTTCTAAGCACAAGCTTAAACTCAAAAGCCCTAGCTAAGTAGTCACCTACAACCAATGCCTGATAGTCGCCAAATGTCACATTATCAGTTGATGTTCTGACATATAATTTAGCATCAACATCGTCAATAAACCCTCCATCAATGTTAGGCCAAGTATCAATTAATGGTAGCGTATCAATTGTACTACTGACATCGATTCCCAAAACGGATAGAGCTGTTGTAAGCCTAGATGTTTGCACAAGACCTAGATCGACTGATTCATCAAAGATATAAGTACCCGACGAAGCAATACCACCGATTGCTGAAATAGTAGGCCAAGTGCTAACAATAATTTCTTGCTCACCAACCGTATTAGCTGAATCAAGAATCAGCCTCCCATCTACAACGCCAACATTCTGTTTAACACCTGTAAAACCTGTTTCTGGTAAATCTTCAATAAAATTCATATTGTTTATGCTAGGGGCATTTGTAATTATGCCCAAAGCATCTTCACTTTGGTTTCCTGTTGAATCGACCCATTTAGCAAGATAAGCACCTGAAATAAGGGGTAGTGTTGCTGATGTACTATTTCCAGAAATAGCCTCACTTATTACAGTAGCATTCGACCAATCTGGTGCTGAACTATTAGTCGTGTGCTTAATTCTAATATAACCGCCAACCAATACGTCTAGGTCAGTTGATTTATCCCAAGTAAAAGTTGCTACGTTTCCAGCAGCTTGCAGACCAAAGTTTGTAACATTGTTTGGCAATAGCGTTAGGCCATAAATAATTACAGCTTCTGATGATGTTTGTGACTTAACGCCAATTTCATTTATAGCCGTAACTTTTACTTCATAATTACCAGCAGTAACAGGCTCTATATCGATTGACGGAATAGATGTATTTAATACTGTCCAGTTGCCATCTTCTCGTCTATATTCAACCTCAAACCTTGACCCACTATCAGCCAGCCAGCTAACTGACATCCTAACGCCTACGATGGACTTAGTTAGCAAGAATAAAGACTCACTAATAACAATATCCGTTGGCTCACTTGGGATTTGCTTAATATTAGATGTTGGTATTGGTAGCAATAAAATATTAGATTCAATAGCAGCGTATTTATCAGACCGATATTCAAGTGCAGATATTTCAGCATTAACGCCATCTTCTGTTACAGATAAGACTTTCCAAGTTTCAGGATTAACACTCGTTGATCCTAAAACCCAAACGGAATTTACTTCTGGCGCTGCGCTAAAAGCTGGTGATACTGTTAAAGCTGATGTAGTTGAAGCACCTGTTGTAACCGTCCTTTGTTCAACATCCCCATCTGGCATAATCGCCCAAAGTGTATAAACAGAAACCCCATCTATTGTTACATCAGCGTCTAAAGTAAAATTAGTTGTAGTTGCTGCGAGTAATCGACCGCCAAACCTATCGCCTGATCTAATGGGGTCTGATGTTTGTATTACGTCCGACGGTGATATTGATAACCCGTCTAAACCGCAAGAAAAAATAACAATTTCTGTTTCCATTTTTTCAGCAAACATAATAGCTTTGCCAAATCTATGCGCTTGTCCTCTCGATGTGCAGCCAAATGCAACTACATCTTTTTTTCTATAACCAAACCTTTCGATTCCATCATGGTCTTCTATATATTCAATGGCTTGTCGATAAAGGTCATCAGGGTCATTCCAAGTAACCGATATAACCGTTGATCTTGTTTTAGCACTTGAGCCACTGTAACTAAAAGCACCATCAATAACATTTGCTGGCGTAAAAAGCGCAGTAGGCTGTGTAGGTGAATCTTGATTTAATCGAATAGAACCAGCCGACCAATAACTTATAGCTGCAAATGCTGATGCTAAAGACTGAACAAGTTTAATAGCCTCTGCACGTTGCTGGATATAAGCATTAACAGTATATCTCGGCTCAGTACCGCCTTGCCCGTTATCTACTAGTTCATCACAATATACACCGATTTCGTAAAGGCCATATTTATCAACTAATGCTTCTGGAACATTATCGCCAAGACCATAACGCGAATTAGTAATTAAATCGTAAAATATCCACGCAGGATTATTTGAATAAGCCGTTATAAAAGTTCCATTCCAAGTTCCCGAATAGGTTTTACTGACAGCGTTATAATTAGACGGGACTTTAATAATCAAGCCCTCAATCTCATAACCTCGCGTTGGTATCTTGCTGTAAAGCTCGCTGTCAATTGACAATGCCATCAAGGCACTATTTGGATAAGAGAATTTTTCATCTTGGATTTCAGTAAAAGAATCCCAAAAAGTAGCATTTTGCAAAGCTGCCGAAGTGCTGTCAGCAGTTATTCTTCTAACGCGAATATCCCACGGTGCATCACCTGTTAATTCCAAATCAAAAGATTTTTGGTATCGGCTGGAAGTTTTACCTTTTATTTCAGTAAAGCCAAAATTTTCAGCAGCATAACCGCTGGGCATAGTTACTGTTCCTGTTCCGCTTGTCTTTAAAACCCTAAATTCATAATTGTTTTCAGGCAAATATATAAAGCTTTCTCGCGTGTTTGATGGTGGTGTAATTGTACTACCGCCCGTACTTCTACCATCTTCGTCAACATTTCTAACGTATGTACCAGAACCACTAAAGCTATTATTCGCATGAGTTAGCCAAGTTCCAGAGCCAATAACCCTATACTGAACTGAATAAAATATGCTTTGAAATGCAAATCCAGAACCAACCCAATTAATTTTTACTGTTGGGTTAAAGATTTCATTTGTCAGGCTTGATAGTCCAGTTGAGTCTGCACTTAAATCTATCCTTCGAAGCCCTGTCGTTGTTGTGACAAAACCGCCTCCGTTGCTTTGTAAGTCAATAGCAACGCGAACTGATGTACCGCTAATATCACCAGTTGTCGTGTCTTGTTCTTGCAAAGCTGGAACTGATATTGTTACTCTTGCTGTATCAACAAGGCTGTTAGTTATCGTTCTTGTAACACTTGTGGTTTTAGTAACAGCCACGCCAACAATTTGTTCGCTTTCAACTTCTGCAAAACTTCGCATTCTAGTCTGGGCTTGAGTACCGTTTCTAAAATCAAAACCTACACCATTTACGTTAAAGCTTCCGTTGTCATTTTGAATAGGTAAATTATCAAGGTAAACTGATTTAAGCCCGTCAACTAATCCTTGTATTTCACCTTCACAGATTAGGTCAACAACTCTAGCGTCTTGTCTTGATCGTAAACTATCAGCAGCTTCAATAGAGACTCTCGCACTGCCACCGCTGCCTTTACCACCGCCTGAACCTCGTATAATACTCAAACTCTTATACCCGTTACAGATAATCCTGCGCTTATAACCTGTGAACCAACTATCATTCTGCCGTAGCAAATTGGAACTGGATTGCCTTGCCTTGTCGTATTAATAGCGCCATTAAATATAAACGAAGGCATATTTTCCGCGCGTTCTTGTGCTGCTTCTGGCTTTGGTGGTGCAAATAAAAGCTCACTAACACCGCCTAAAACCATTGATGTTCCTACACCCTGAACAAAACTTGCAGCAAGACCAGTTCCTAGGCCACCTGATGCATAAATCAATGCAGCTCCTAAAACAATCTTTCCTACGCCACTTGCCCCTGTAATGACAGGTACAATCCTTATAGTTTCTTTTGTTGATATTGGGTTTTCTGACTCATCTAAATCTATTGTTGATTTTCCGCCAACAATCAATCGATATGAACCGCCGTCTATAAAAGCCTGTTTAAAACCTTTGATAGTTGCGCTTAATGCCCTTACAGCCTCGGCTGGTGTTCTAACATCGTAATTATGAACACGACCAAACTTAGAACCTAGTGACCCGTATAATAAAATAGTGTTCATTTATGCCTCGCAATATGCGTTGTGATTTTTTCATACCACCCACCATAAACATCAATAGATGATAATCGACCCACTTGATGATGACCTATCTTACCATCACCTAAGTATATAGCGCCATGATTTGGGACTTGGCTACCTACAGTCATAAATATAACATCATTCTTTTTTAATTCGTCAACTAAATAGAATCCAGCATCATTAGCTCTATCTAAATAATGACTCTCACCAGACAGCCACCAGTTATCAGCCCTGTAGTAGTCGGGCATTTCAATTCCTAACTCTTGCATATAGTAATCGCGAATAAAGGTAAAACAATCGACAGTACCATGCTGAAACTCACGCCCGTATAAAGGCAAGACATAACCGCTTGGCTTGAATTCGTAGATGTTTCCGTTTGGATAGCTAATAATAAGCCATTTTAAGCCTGATTTTTCGCAGCTTATTAAATCAGATGGTGATGGTAAAGGCGAAGTGTTAGGATGACTATGCACTATCGTATCAATTACACCTAAATCCTCTGCATCAGCGTAATCTTCTGGGTGAATAGCAAACTGTAAACCTGTTGCTATATTTCTGCATTTTTTGTAACGTTTTCTACCTTTTACAATAACAATTAAACCGCAGCACTCGTTTGGGTAACACTCTTCTGCGTGTTTTAATATGTCATTTTCAACAGACATTATTTAGAGCTGCCAGTAAACCCACCAAATGGCAAAACTGCATTACTTCCAAATCGTAATTTACAAGACTCTACACGATGACCGCATACATCATCAGCCAAAGAAGAAACAGCTACATCCATAATATTAGCTACTGCTCCTCCAGCATAACCGCACTCAGCACTTCGATATTGCCAAGCGCAAGTTTTTTGCGTGACCTGTCTTTTAGGTAACATTGTTCCAGACAAGTCCATTGCCGATGATAATTCAAATTCAATAAAAATACCGTTTTCAGAAACCTTTCTGTCAATAAACCAAATTTCATCAGCAAAATGAACGTTAGGGTCTGCTTGTGCGTTACCGCTAGCAAAGTTTGCAGCATCTAAGTATTTAACAAAGGTACGTCTGCGCGTGAATTTAGCGCCTATTAAATCTTGAAGCGATCTCGTTAAAGCACCAACAGCGCCAGATACATTTGACGCTTTGATAGTTGGTCTTGGTTGTGTGCCTTTTCCGCTTGTACTAAACCCTTTAGCTTCAATAGGGAATCTGGAATAGGTATTACCCTGCCAGATAATATCAGCGTTTAATTCATTAACGTCATCTACCCATCTTAGTACAGTACCGCCTATAGCTGTATTATCGATTTCAAATAAATCAATAACATTACCAGCAGCAAGCTTTTGTACATCAGTTGCAATCATTCTCCAAAGACCTCCTGAAAGTTAGCTGTTAGGCTCCAGTGATCATATTCAATTATAGCATTAGACCATTGGCTACAAATCCACTTTCCAGCCGAACCTGTTGGCGGTGTCCAATCAAAAGATGTTACACCGTTTTCTGTTGCTAGAAATAATTCAATAGCATCAATCTCGGTTTTAGTTCCTTCAAAACTTAATGACCAGCCCCTTGCCGTTGTGTTAATACCATCAGCAACTCTTTGCTGGTAGCCATCACCAAAAGCAGCAATTCTAACTTTAGGGGATTTCGTAAAAGCTGCACCGTAGGAGGGGGAAAAGGTGAATGTACTCATGCTAATAGTCCCCCCTGTCTGCTTTCTTCAATCAGTATCGACCTGACAGCAACGCCTATCATGTTGCCTAGTTTCTGACTATCGCCTTTGGTGCTTGTGCCTGACGCATCAACATTTACAACAACATTACCCATCGTCTGGCCTTTAGTGTGATCTATTATTGTTTCGTTTGGATGCAGGATAGCAGGAAAGCCACCAATACCATCAACACCGCCAACTCTAGCACCAGTTCCAGTAAAGCCACCACCGTTTGCAGACGGTGCGCCACCACCTGTTAAGTTAGCAGTTGAACCAGAAATTGGGTTAGTGCTAAACAAAGTTTTGAATGAACCACTAAACCCGTCAAACAATGGCTGAGTAGCTTGCTGAATTGCTATAACTTGCATTTGTTTAACAATAGTAGAAGCAAAATCCTTAAATGAACCGCTTCCATTAACCATAGTCTGCGCAAAAGTCATACCCCAGCTTTCTATCGCCGCTCCAAAAGCATCAAAGTTATTTTTGCTTCTAAACAACGATTCGTCAATCGTACTCATTGCATCAGCAGATATTAAAGCCGTCTCTTCTTGGCTATCAGCAAACTTTTGTTCCGCTTCTATCCTAGCCCTGTTGTAAGTCTCTTGGCTTATTAAAGATTCATTAAGTCTTTCATTTCTTGCATTTTTTAATTTATCTAAAGCTTGGATTTCTTGGTCAAATATTTCTTTAGGCGTTCTTATAGATTCATTTAACGCTTGTGATGCACTAAATAGATTATCATATTCTGTAGCCATTTGAGATAAAGCATAAGTTTCAGACCTAAGTTTTTCTTCTTCTGTATCGCTTGTGCTAGTAGTTTTGTTATTACCGTTTTGGTTTGTAAAATTAATACGGTTAGAAGCGCCAAGGTCTATAACACCAAGCAAGCCAGCTTTTTCTTGCAATAAGACAAGCTCCATCTGCAAGTTTTGTAAATCTTTTTTTCTGATTTCTTGCTGAGTTATTGCAGCCTTACTTGTCTTATCATTATTTAATATTATTTCTTTTTGTAATTCTGATATTTCGGTGTTCAATTCTTTTATAGAATCGCCTCCAAATATCATACCTATACCTTTAGCGGCAAATGCACCAGCTTTTGCAATTGCTAAAAACCCACTAACAATAACTTGCATTCCGTCTTTAACTTCTTTGCTGTTTAAAACATCAGTTAATCCATTAATCTCATCTGTTAGTGCAGAAGGCGAACCCTTGTCAGCTTCTAACAAACCACCAAATGAATTGCTTAGTGACTTCAATGAGCCGCCTAATGTATTTCTAGCAGCAAAAGCACTGCCTCCAAATTGTGTTTCTAATTCTTTTAATATTAATTTTTGAGCGCCAACAGTATTGCCAACGGCAATCATATCTTTAACTAAATCTTTTTGAACTTGTGAAAAGGTTATGCCTGACTCGCTTAATGCACTTAAACCTATCAATGGGTCATTCAATGCTTTACCGACTTGGATTGATGCGCTTTTTAGGTCAGTACCCATAGCAGTTGCAACATTTAAAACTGCCTCAGTAGTTTGAGGCATTATCTCAGAGCCAATTCTTGTAAATGTAAGAATCAGCGCTTGGCTAGCAATAATTGTTTCGTCACTAAAAGTTGTTAATTTTTGAAGTTCTGCTGCATAGTCCTGTAGCCCTTCTGAAGCACTAACACTAAATCTACCTGTTGATTTTAAGGTTTGATTTAATTGGGCAATAACCCTTTCTTGTTCTATCGTGTTTTTTATTGATTTAACAAAAAGGCCAACACCAAGCGCAGCAGCAGCAACACCAGCGACAGCACCAAGCCTGACAAATGACTTGCCTAAACTCTTAGTCATAGCAGTTGCTTTACTGCCTTGAGTTTCAAGCCCTTTTAAATCTTTTGTGGTTTTACTAATTCCACTAGACTTAACCTTGATTAATAGACTTGCTGCGTCTGCCATTTTATCTATTCCTAAGTATGTTCTGAATTGCTTGGCTACTTTCTTTTACATTGCCAACATAAGGTCTTGGTGCTTCTTTGCCATCATACTCACTTATTTTATTGCTGTAGACAAGGCTTATCATGTGAATGGCTTTAGTTTCAAACTTATTTAAATGAGCCTGAGTTAATTCATTCCATGCGTTTAACTCAGACCATTCAGGTTTTAAACCAAAATCTATCGCCATATCTAAAATGTAATTACACTGCCCTATATCTGGGAAGTCATACTCTACTAATTCACGCCTAGACTTAGACTTGCTTTCATTTCGAGAATTTAACCACGCTAACTGATCTGCATATAAATTTAAATCTGCTAGCGTTTTGGCAAAAAATTCTTCTGCTCCAGAATAAACATTTCAACTTGCCTACGTACTGGCAGCATATCCATCGAGTAAATCTTTTTAGCATTCTCGCTATTAAATGGCAAATCTTCACCGTCTAGGCTTAGATTAACCCAGCCAACAGTTAAATCAATGAGCAGCTTTAAAGCATCTGATTCTTTGCGTGATGACTCTTTTTTAAAAGCTTCAGCGTATTGCTTAGAATAAGAACCATAAACACTGATAACAATATCCGTATCGTCATCAGTGTAAGGGTCTTTAATTACGCAATCAGCCGTTTCATTGGCTATGAGTAATGATAAATCCATTATGTAGTAGCTTGAATAACACCGCGATAATCAACGCGAAGTGTTGCAGTAACAGCGCGAATTGTGTCAGCATCACCACCAGCATCAGCAAAGCTAAAGGTTAATGCTTGAAAGTAATCAACCTCGCCGTTTGAATATGCGATCTTAAAAGAATGGTTAGCATCAGAATCACTAGCTGCTTTTAAAATGACTTGACCAGCATCAGCACGATCAACGCCAATCTCGATAGCCAATTCAGATTCATCATATGAACCTTTTTTATGAACTGTTCCGCGTGTTGCTAAATTGGTGTAAGAAACATCGTTATAAGTTCGACCTTTTCCGCCAATGCTTGTAACTTCACCGATTGCCGTAAAAACTACGCCTACCGCTTCAAAACCAGCTTCGTCGTATGTTGCTGGAATGTCATCAGATATTGATACAGTTGAGCCAGCGAATGTAATTGGAGTTGCCATTTTTTAACTTCCTATAATTGATTGATAATTGATAAAAACAGGCACTATTAACCAAGACGCATCACGCGAGCCTGAACCGCGAGACACTGATTTTATTTGTAACTTAACACTGTTATATGTCAACTCACCTCTGGCAAAGTGCGTAGCCAGTAAATCTGCTTGCGTAAAAGCTTCGCCTTTACCTTGATCAATTGGCGCAATAATATCAACTTGATATATTCCAATGTGATCCTCTGCGCTAGTATTACCAATACCAATTGCGATTGTATCAGACGGTAATAAGGTCGGCCTTATAAATAAAGTCCCGATTACTGGCTGATAGTCTATGTTTTCCCATGCCACTGAAATGGAATTAGCTACAGCATAGGTATTTAATTTAGTATCTAGTGCCGCAGAAATATCTAAAAATGATGTACTCATTTAACTTTTCCAGCCTGTCGTTCAATTTCGCGCTCAAACTCAGCAGCAGTTACTCCCACCATTCCTGCTGGTGCTTGCGTAGAGTAATTTCCATTTTCTACAAGCTGTGCATAAGGTAAATTATTAGCCATATAAATTGTGTCCTCAAGCGAAGCCTTTCCTACACCTCGTTGAATCTTAAATTTACTTTCTGAGTTTATTTTATTTAAAGGACTATTGTCATCCATTGATAAAATACCTATTGGCGGTTTATTAACGTCTATTTGCCAATTACCTTTTAGTCTACCTGTTACAACAGGTGTTCTTTTTATAATCCTACCAAACAAGTTAATAGTCGTGCCTCTAAATATTTTTTCAGCATTCTTACCAGCTTTTTTTGTGAAGTCGTTAAGTTCTGAGTTGAAGCTCATACATCACCGCCGTTCCTGCTGGATTAACTGGCTTAACAGCTAAAACTTGATAACCAATAGAATTCACTGTCACAAGGTCACTTACTTCTGGCACATTACCAGCAGACATTATACAGCGTCTATCTGATGCAATTACAAACACACCATCTATTCTAGCATCGCTAAAATTCAACAAAACACCTTTAGCACTATAAGCAGTTGTTGAACCGCCTGACTTAACGCCAGTAACAGGGTTAAAACTACCGTTATTATTGTCGTGCAGCCAGCTTACATTCTGACCTTTATCAGTCAGTAGTTTAGTTGCTGTATTTTTAAGCCCGACATAAAAACTCATCGTCTAGTCACCGTAAAACTAAGTCCACCGCTCATATTCGTTAGTTTTCTTTCTAACGCTTTAATCTTTAAATTGTAAACAAAAGGCGCAGCACTATCGGCATATTCGACTTCGATAGCGTCAACCTTTTCCTTTTTAGTAGCTCTTGCCACTGTAGCTAATGGGTCTTCACCAGTATCTATAGCTAAAGCAACCTCACATTGGAGGTCGATTAATAATTTTGGTATTTCTGTTGAAAGGTAATTCCAGCCATCGATATAAACATCATTTCTAGGCCATTGCATTGTTTGTTCTTTTGTTTGTTTAGTTCCAACAAAAGATAATTGTTCAACGTATATAGCAGCATTTAATAATAACTTAGCAGCTACACCTGTGACGGTTATTCCATGATCTGCTGCATATGTTGCAAAATCAGCATCAGACACATAGGAATTGGCATTAGCAACAATAGTTCCATTTTCGACAATAGTAGTCATTAATATTCAACCTTTTTGGGTTTTTTAACTGGTTTTGTCTTCTTATATTTTGCCATTATTATCACCTATAGAAAAGGCTGCCAGCTTTTACACTGACAGCCAATTATACTAGCCTAGTAACAAAGCAGTATGCTCAGGCTTGATGTTTTTAACACCCCAAGCCAAACCGACTTCATAACGAACTTTTCTATAGCCTTTGTACATAGCAAATTCCATAGACATTCCAGAGCGAGGGTCAGTGATTACAATTACGTCAGTAGCCATATCACCTTCGCTAGGTCGTGCAGGAGCGCGAGCAGCTAATACTAAAGCAGATCGTGAAAAGCACATATTGCGAGTAGCAGCAGCTACAACAGTAATTGCAACATTAGCACCAGCAATAGCCTTTTGCAGACCGTTAGCACCAATAGTAACAACGTCACCAGTCGCAGGGTTAGCGCCAGCAAATACAGCAGAAGTAACAACATACTGGTTGGTATCACCAGCAAAAGTAATTACATCACCAGCAACTAGACTACCCGTTCCTGTAGCATTTTGCAGACCAAAGCTATTAGCTCCAATTGCATAACCAGCGTTGTTAGTCTTACCACCAGCCATTGCTCCAACCGCAGGAGTTAGGATTTGTGCAGACTCGCGAAGAGGCATACCAGCAACATCTAACAATACGCCTTGACGTAATAGACTGTCAGTGCCAGCAGAATTAACCGCAGACTGTTTGCCAATCATGTTAGCGCCAGCAGTTGTATCGATTACTAGTTGTGGGTCAATGTCACCGCCATTATCTTTCAAGATTTTACGGGCAAGTGAAGCACCAGTATAATCGTTAGCAGTTCCGAAAGGAGTAGTCCCAGCAACACCTACAGCGCGAGAAAATGTAGCTTGTAATCCAGCTAAGTCAGTTTCAACTTCATTAACAACAGATCGAATTGCTTGTGCAATCTTCTGAGCGCGAACACTCGTATAGCCAATGCCAGAATTTAATTTTAATTGGTCATCACCAATAAAACCAAAGTTAGCTGCGCGTGACTTAGTAATTACTATGTCAGTTGAGCCGGAAGTTTGACCAGTAGGGTCTGGAGTTGTCATCGCAGGCGTAATATCTGCAACATTACCAGCAGGTTCTACGTCTATGCGGATATTTTGACCAACACCAGCAGTTGCAGCGGATGCGTTCATTGTTACAGAAGGAATTAAGCCCGTAAGCTCTCGTGATACAACGTCTAGTGCTTCATAAATGTCGGGCACTAACGCTGTGATTGTATTTTCAGCCATTTCTAATTACCTATAATAAATTATGTGATTTCAGCTTTACCAGAACGCATTTCTTTTGAGAATGCCATCTGTTCTACTGGGTTTAATGCCGCAAATTCGGCTCGTGATACTACTTTTGCAGCACCGCTGCCATTATTGTTGCCAGTAGCACTGCCACCCGACGAATCAACACCATCTATTAGAAAATCATAGTCTGGATTTTTTTGCACTTCTAACTTTAAATCTGCCATTGTAGAAACTGTTAGATTTCCGTTTGAATCTGTAATTCTAATGCCATCATCGGTAAATTTAAACCTAGACATTAACTCTTTTGCCAGTAATTTAGCCCGTCTTGTGTCTTTCGTCAAGTCATTGGCTAACTCGTAGGCTGATTTAGTTTCTTCACTTCTCGCAGCCTTTTCTTTGCCAGCTAGTATTTCTTGGGTTAAAGCCTCGCGTTCTAATTCTGAACTTTTGTATAACTGTTCAAAATCATTAGCTGCTCTAAGCCTTTCCTTTTCTTCTGATGCTGCTTTAGCCTCTGCCGCTTTAGTATGTTTGTTAGATTCGTTAATCTTTGCTTTTAGCCTGTCATTATCAGCTATAATTGCATCTAACTTTTCTTGCAAAGCAATAGTAGGATCAACACCATCATCTTTAACATCGTCTTCAATCACTTCGTTTTCTTCTGACATTTCTACTCCTAGCCACTGGCTAAATTATGTGCAACTTGCACTTAAAACGCTAAAGGGTTTAATTTCTTTAGCTCTGGTAATGTATAAATCTTCCCAGACTTATCCGTAAATTTACCTATTGATAATTTACCACTATCAAATAGCTTTGCTCGTTCTTCACCTAACACTTCAATTCTGACTGATTTGTTTTGGTCTTTTAGCCAACCGCCATAAGTTCTATTAGCTGGAACGGAACCATTAATACTAGCTCGCTCACCGATAATTTCAGAACCTAAATCATATTCTGGGTTTACTTTAGGAACTGCAACACTTCGACAATTCCAGTGTAGTTTAGGTAGTGGGCCTGTGTTTAATGGGTATTTATTACCGTCAAGACTTGCACAAGTAATAGATGTTTTACCATCGAGCGTAGCTGTAAACTCCCAGCCGTCTATAACGTCATCATTAGCTAAATAAGTTTCTTTTCTTGCTTGCTCACCCATATGCCCTGTAGTTGTTTTAACTAAAGTAGCTGCTTGGCTTTCAAACTGAGTACCAACAAGCCCTGTTATATCGTCAACAATTTCATCAGTAGTTTTACCTAGCAAAGCGCCATCACGTAACATTTGCCCTACTTGCTTTGATTTATTCTTGCTAAAGCTTTTAACTGCTTCGTCAATAGTAATGCCTTCTGTTGATTTGCCAGATATTAGCTTCATTGGCACTTTAGTGATTACGGCTTTTATCTGACGTAGTGATGCAGGATTAACAGTTTCAGCAGCAGTCAAGGCAAGTAACGCTTCACGCGCAAAATCAGCCTCATCTTTGCCAAAGTCATTTAAACCTTTAATCATTTCTGAACCGTATTGATTAACATAGGTAGT